TACGCAAAAGCCCTTACGGATTTGGCATAACCTTCAAGCATTTCTAATTTATTTAAAGTCTCTGACAACTTTGCGGGGTCATAAGACAGCACAGGCGAGAATTCAGTTTGAGCAACATCCAAAGCTTTTTTACCGAGCTCAGGACAAATTCCAGCAGCCGGGCAAAACCTGCAGTGATCGCCAGCTATAATCGGAGCATTTGGATCTTCTGTTTTTTCAGCAAATTGTTTTAAATCGGCGGCAAATTCCAATAAATCAAAAGCGTCAAAACGCCAACGCCTCACCGGGCCATCCATGTGAGTGGCTCTGGGCTGAACGATGACAAGCTCCACTTGATCGCAAATAAACTCTGAAGACAACAAAGCCCCTAAACCGTAATACATAAGCTGAGAATTATTTTCTACTTCAACCAAAATCCCTTGGCCGTATTTAAAATCATAAACTCTTAGTAGCTTTGTGGACGGATAATAAATAACTGCATCGGCAGTTCCATAAAGCCCTGGATGAATAGATGAGAGATCAAATTTATGCTCGATTAAAACCTGATTTGATTTTCCACTCTCTCTTTGAATCAGCTCCACATAAAATTGAACTGCATTCATCATTTCTTCATCACCGCATTCAATAATGCCCGTACTTAACCAATGAGATGCAATCTCGTGCGCCCTGGTTCCCTCATCAGCATAAGAGGACTTGGGAGATTCTATCCCCTCACTCATTCGAACAGAACCAGGGCACGCCGACCAACGGTACATTGAAGATGCACCTATTTTTGAATGTTTATTTTTTTCAGTTTCCATAAATTTAAATATTTCGTGACTATCTAATTTATAAAGAGGCTTGAACTACAGCCATCAGCTCCTGGTAACGTACTTCAGAGACCTCACCCAAACGTGAGACGCCAAAGTCCTTGTATATTTCCAAAACTTTTTTTACACCCTTGGTGTCGCTTAGCTTTTTAATCTCAATTGAAAGAGCTTCCTTGGTGATCTTTGGAGCGTCTTCAATGTCTAAAATGGCAGGTGGGGTTTGTTTATTAAGATCAGCCTTAGCTTCAGCCATTTCCTCCAAAAGCTTTTGGGTTCTAATGGCTTTAGCCTGCATTTTTTCCTCTTCACTCATGGGAGGACGGCCTGCACGGCTCTTTATATTGGTATTGAGTTTAGGCGTCGGTTTTGATACTGGTAATGGACCTGTGTTTTGAGGTGCGGGCTCAGGTTCAAATCCAGTCGCGCCGACCATTAAAACTGGTGATTGTCCAGTGGAGCCTAGGTTAAAGGAATTTATAAAGGCTTTCATCTCATCAAGAACTGAGATGGTTTCCCCTGAAAAGCTAATCTTAATCACTTTTTCCCCCAATGACTTTTAAACTTTTACAATAATAAATCTGATATCGTGATTTCGCGATTTGTATCTGGTTCAAAAATGTCTGTCAAGTCTTTAGTCTTTCGAGCCAATATTTCACAAACTCTTTCATCCAAAGAATTTGCTAGGCCAACAAATCTGACATTCACAGGATTTCTCTGGCCATGACGATGGCAGCGAGCGATGGCTTGGGCGTTTGCAGCCGGTGTCCATTCCTGCTCTGCCATTAAAACGTTGTGCGCAGCTGTTAAATTAATAGCAATTCCAGCCGCCGTAATGTTTGCAATAAAAACTCTATATTTTCCGTAATTATTAAATTTATCTATGTTTCCATGGGCTTTATTAAATTTAGAACCACCGTATAAAACCAGCGGATTATAATCCCGCAGCCTATTTCGCAAACCCTCGATAACCCCTCGATGAATTGCAAAGATAACTATTTTTTCATATAAATTAGCGTCTAATTCAGACTTCACAAGCTCTGCTATTTTTTCAACTTTTTGAATTCCAATGTAGCGCCTCACCATTGAAACCGATTTAGCCAAACCTTTTAAAACTTCAATGCTCTGAGTGTTGATGGCTTTATCGATGGATTGAAGCTCTGCTTTTAATCTCTCCTCTAATTCTGCTATTCTATTTTCAGGATACAAATAGTTTACAAAAGCAAGATCCATGTCATAGTCCACCTCTCCTGATTCAACAACCAGGTTTGAGAAAAATATAGGTGGAATTTCAGTTCCTAATTCTGCTTTCATTCGCCTCAACATTATTTTAGCAAGGAGTCCACGGAGCTCTGGGATTTTATCTCTTTTTGTACCTGCAACTTGCCAGCCTTTTCCAGAAAATCCCGGACGTACATGACAAAACCGTTGTATGAAATTTTCATTTTTAAGATCGGTGACCCCGAAGGTATATAGTAGTGGCCAGAGTTCTCCGGCGTGATTTGGGGCTGGCGTCCCGGAGAGGACCCAGGTTTTGCATTTGGAGTTTTTGGATTGCTCATGAATTATTCCTTTTTTGCCAAAAATGGCGTGAGTTCTTTTTGCTTTAATGTTTTTCGCGTAATGAACCTCATCAATGATAAGCACGTCAAATTGACCAAGACAAGCTGGATTTAAACGAGTCAGTAAGTCAAATGAAATGATTATGGAATTTTGAGAAATGATATCTTTGAGCGTAGTGAGTATTTGAAATTTACGGCCGATTTTTGAAAACTTTTGAAACTCTCGATCCCAATTAATCCGTGCAACTGCAGGACAAACAACCAAAATTCTTTTTGCTTTTATAATATCGGCTGCAGTGATTGCTTGAGCAGATTTTCCAAGGCCCATCTCGTCTGCCAGCAGAGCCACTTTGCGGGATCTTAAAAACTCAGCGCCGGTAATTTGATATGGGAATAGTTTATTTTTCAACTGATTTCAGCGCTGCAAGACAAATAGCGTGCGGGGCTGATTCGCCTGACTCAAACTTTGAATCGTCCACACTTACAAACTTCTTGGCAAAAAACGCCCTCCATTCAGTCGCGTTTTCTATCTCTGGACTAAATAATGTAAATGCATCTCGCCAATGTTTTGTGCGCATATGTTCCACCACTTCCCATGCTGCAGAAATGTCAGTGGAATAATCTGGAATCGGTTGTGTAGAAAAATTTTTGCCTGGATCTGGAGGAGGCCAATAATCTCCTTGTTCTTTAGTCACGGGAATTCCCATCACTTTCTCAGCAATCAATGCGTCTAGCTCGCGACCTGGTTTTAAATCTTTCATATCAAAACTTCCCTATGTATTTAGCTTTAAATTTTCTCAATACGGCCAAAATCTTTTCAGGATCCTGAACAATTATTTCCCCACCTGAAACGATAATGCTTGGTCGTTTGATAATGATAAGCTGATCGTTTTGATGGACATACCAAACACCATTAGCAGGGACAACCTTAATTTTAATAAAATCTCCTCCCGAAATCGGCCAGTAAAAGGGCTTCAGCTCTACCGTCGTCTTTTTTCCTTGTCCATAAATAAGAACTGTTTGGGAATTTTTTAGATGCAAGAGCTCGAGAAGCGTCCTTATTAGAGCTTAATCCATAGACTCCTTTCCAAACTGCAGGGGGCACTGTAAAAACCGGGCACTTAAAGGCATGAAGCATCCCTATGACCAAACCCTTTGATACGCCAAAACCAAACATCGATGTGACTCCTTGGCCAGGCATAGCGTGGACGTCTTCAATGATGGCAATCTCCACATCCCCGATGATTGCAGATAGCTCAGCGGCCAATATGGACGCGTTTATGATGTTTTTACCACCTGCTCCCTGAGGACTGAGCGGAAAGTCCCAAATCTTATGGGCCAGATTAGTGGTGGGGTTTAATAGCGCAAGAGCTCCTGATAAACCAGGATCAATTCCTAAGATGAAGGGTTTTTTAAACGGTTTTTGTTCCATTGATTAAGATTGAGCATGGAAGTTTGATCGGCGCAAATCGCATAAAAGTGGTCGCGGTTTTTTGGCCAAAGCTTGTGTTTGTATGGCCAAAATGAAGCGCCAAGACTTATTAATTGCACAATGCGAAAAGCTAATTGGAAACAATTGCCCAGAGGGGGGTGCGTCAGGGCATGACCAAATGTCCACTGTTTTTGGAGTGGGCATCCACAGTGGGCATTTGTAAGTACTTGATATTGTTGGGAGTGGACATCAGTGGGCATTGCAGTGGGCATTGCAAACCAGTAGTGGGCATTACTTTCCGCACACTAGAAGTGCGGAAGTATGTCCACTGGCTACTACTTGGATGATTGGAAATTAATTGTGGGTTGGAATTTACGGCTAAATAAAGCCGCCGAGTTTCGGCGAATTTGGGGTTTTGAAGTTTGAAGGTCTTTGAGGTTTTTAAACTCCACGGCTTTTAGATTTAACGGAGAGTTAAGATAAATGTCGGTGGAATTGAAAACGCCGAGCCCAATAGATTCTAAATTGGATTTTAGTGGTCTTGTGGGGTTTGAAGGTTTTTGTGAAAAATCGAGTCTCGGGTTTGGCAGTCTCGCCCGATCCTCTATACCCTCGCTATGCCTTAGCTCTAGACTGCCTAGTTGAACCGCTAAGGCCATGAGACTTAGGAGAGGAGCGACCGGTCGTGAGACCGATGACTTAAACTCCCAGGAGCCTCAAGGTGAGGTTTTTCTGATTCAGTGTTGATGTATCACGGTGAGTGAATTTTTCAAGTGTCTTGTGTCAATTTGATCCGCTCTTGTTTGAGTGAGACCTTTGGTTTAACAAGACCATGAGGCGGTGGAACCTTTTGGGTGTTCAAAAACCCTCCAAGGCCTCATAAGGAAGTGAAACACCCCTTGGACTCGTGACCCTTGGGGTGTTTTTATTTACCCACTTCTTTTTTAGTCAGCTCCATAAAATATTCCTTAGCATTGACAAAATCGGGGAATACGAGAGTTTCATTATTGACGACTTCGTACCATGTTCGATTTTCAGTGGTAACTCGGGCTAGCCATGTTTTTCCGTCATCTGATACGGCTAGTGTATCGATTTTTTTAGATTTCACTCGGCACCTTCTTGTTCAATGACTTCGTAGATGTATCCCCATGCCGATTCGAAATCATCGAATTCAATGCCCCCGAAACAGACGTTCGAACACCAGTCAATTATGATAAACTTTTTCACTCGGCACCGCCCGTTGCTTTGTTAATGGCATTTCTTAAGTCCCTAAGTTGTCCAATTATTTCTAGTCTGCATTGATAAGGCATTACGGCATCCAGTTTAGCAATTGCATCTGATAAGGCTTTAGATGCCTCTAACAATTCAGGTGCGGCGGCGATAAGTAAAGCTACATCTGATTTAGTAGTTTCAACTTTACATTGAGTTTCGTAGCCGTTGCCATTGTAAGTGAAAAAATGAAGTTTAGTCGCTGAATGCCTTCTTACTTCCCAAGGTCCCTTTGTATGTTTCATGTTTTTTTCTCCTTTAGACCCGGTTTCAACGGGTCGGTTTAGTCTCATCAGTACCGGCAACACCGGCACACTCCCTCTTGATAAGTGAGGGAGTTTCGACTTAGGCTTTTTTAACGGGCAAACTTTTTTTGAGTATTTCCAGATAAGACTCTAATGACTTCTCCAATTCAAAATACTTCTCGTGGTGATAGTTTGATTGAGTGTAGAGAACATGTCCGGCGTGTTTAACTATGGTTTGAGAAGTTTTAAAAACCCCTCAATCTCTTTTATTTTGCTTTTGATACCATTTACTTGTTCTTTTGTTTGGCTTGACACTCTCATTGTTTCACTCCTTTTTTGGTCTCGGGTTCAATCGAGACGGTTAAATTATAATCCGATTGTCTCCAGATCTTGAATTGATACGTTTGATTTTTGGTCCATTAAGGTTTTAACTTCTCTAGGACTTATCATACAAGCTCGGGCTATAAAAGCAGTCCAGCCTAGTATTCCGAGAATGACTCCTAGACTTATTAATACCTGTATTGTTGTTCTCATTGTTTCGCTCCTTTTTTCACTCGGGTTCAATCGAGTTTCGGTTTTTGATCGTGTTAAAGTAATTATCGGGCAATGCGTCAAAAAACTCAAGTAAAATAAAAAACTATTTTACAAACGCTTGTAGTGATTGAATAAAAATGTTGTTTTAAAATCAATGGAAGATAAAAAACAAGTCTGGAATAAAAAGATCACTGCAGAAGTAGAAGATAAAATAATCGAACTACTTAAATCAGGTAAAAACATCACTCAAACCTCAAAAATAATAGGCGTTCACCCCTCTACAATATGGAGTCATAAAGAAACATACCCTTTGTTCGCGACAAAATTCACAAGTGCGCGCATTGCAGGAGTAGAAATTTTGGTCGACGAGCTTCAAGACGTTGCTGATAACTATTCAGACCCACAAAAAGGAAGATTAAAATCTGACAACTTGAAATTCATTATTCAACACCGAGATCCGGCCAACTGGAGTGATAAGATTCAGCTAGATATAAATCAAAATATCGATATCAGAGGCGCATTGGATGAGGCAAAAAACAGAATTCGCGATATCATACAAATACCATCGGCGCAACTAGTTGAATCAACAACAACAAAATTGATCGGCGCTACAGGTTGCCAACCTGATGACCAACAAAAAAATGCCCCGACTTTGGTGAGCATTGACGATTTGCTAAAATAAACAAAGGCATTCCTAAAAAGACCGGCCCGGGGTGGCGGTACCCCCGGAAATAAAACTTCTGCCCATTATTAGCGGTACCTTTGCAAACAGGAATTTTATTTTTTTAAATTAATTAATTTAGTTAACGCAGTATTTAATCTTAATTAATTAAAATTAGTTTTTATTGTTTTTAATTTTTAAATTAATTCGTTTTTAAATTGCTAGTTTGTGCTTCCACCAATCCAAATCCCTTGCTACCGATTAAATATGGCGGAATTTTTGTTTAGAACTAACCCCATGATTATTGTTTATGCCATCACGCTTGTTTTGGTTTTTTTGGTTAAAGTGTGAAGTGGTTCATAAATTTTATTTTTGCTCTTTTAACTTGGACTTTAATTATTTGGTTAATCAAACGATAAAGGGGAATGAAGATGAATGTGTTTTCACTGCTTGGCCACTTAGGAATGTTGATCCATATGGGAAAAGACATTAACGGTATAGTTCAAAACTTGGTTCAGAAAAAAGAATCAATGCCTTCATCTGCGGAGTTCCACCTACTCATCGATGACGCTATTGAATTTTTGCAAAGCGGACTTTTAAATCTTCCAGCTGATGTGCAAAAAAACATGATAGTGGCTTTGCAAACTGCAGAAGCTCAAATCTGGCCCGTAGCTCCAGCCGTATAAATTTTACATGGCCAATGACCAAAGGCCTTCAGCTGCCGATGAGCAGCGACTCATGGTTGAGTTGTGGGATCCGGCGCTAAAGGATAATTTATTAGCTTATGTCATGTTTGTTTTTCCTTGGGGAAAGCGGGGAACACCTTTAGAAAATTTCAAAGGCCCAAGGGATTGGCAAAAAGAAGAGCTTAATAATATTTCCTACCACATCGCTGAAAATAAAAAATTAATTCTAAACGGTAAAATGCCAATTGTTTATAAATCAGCCACTGCATCTGGCCGAGGAGTTGGTAAATCGGCACTTGTCGGAATGATTGTGAATTGGTTTTTAACGACAAGAATCGGTGCAACTATCATTGTGACTGCAAACACCGAGAGCCAGTTAAGAACAAAGACTTGGCCCGAGGTTGGTAAGTGGCACACGATGGCCATTAATTCCCACTGGTTTGATAAATCAGCACTTTCGTTAAAACCTTTTCCTTGGTTTGAGCAAGCGCTTAAAAAACAATTAAAAGTGGACACTGGTTATTACTATGCTCAAGCACAACTGTGGTCGGAGGAAAACCCGGATGCATTTGCAGGAGCCCATAATCAAAACGGCATGCTTCTTATCTTTGATGAATCTTCTGGTATTCCTAGCCCTATATGGAAAGTATCAGAGGGCTTTTTCACAGAACCCATATTGGACCGCTACTGGTTTAATTTCTCTAACCCTCGCCGTAACACTGGCGAATTTTTTGAGTGTTTTCATCGGTATCGAGATTATTGGAGAAGACGGAATTTAGATTCTCGGACCGTTGAAGGTACTGATATAAATTATTTAAACGAGCAAATACTCAGGCACGGAGAAGACTCTGATGAAGCACGCGTTGAAGTCAAAGGTGAATTCCCAAGACAAGGGGATAAGCAGTTTATCTCTAGAGAAATTATCACAAATGCTATCGACCGGCAGATTGAACCAGACGAACACGCAGCTCTTATCATGGGCGTCGACCCAGCCCGGTATGGTGACGATTCAACTGTCATTCGATTTAGACAAGGCAGAAATGCAAGACTTATTGCGCCCATCGTGATGAAGGGTGCTGACAACATGGCGGTAGCTAATAAGTGTGCCGAGCTGATTCAAAAATATAATCCCGACGCCGTTTGTATTGATGCGGGAAATGGAACTGGGATTATAGATCGATTGCGAGAAATGAAATACAAGGTGTTTGAAGTTTGGTTTGGCGGAAAATCTGATGAGCAGGAATGGGCCAATAAAAGAACAGAGCTTTGGGATCGAATGCGAGATTGGCTTGGCGGAGGATGCATCGATAAAGAGCAAGATCTCATCGATGACTTATCAGGACCTCAATATAAGTTCATGGGATCTTCAGATAAAATCATGCTTGAGACGAAAGAAGAGATGAAGCGTCGGGGATTTTCAAGTCCTGACCACGGAGATGCTTTGGCCTGTACGTTTGCCGTTAAGGTAGCAAGGCAGGACTTTAAAACCAGGCGCGGTGGAAGATCTACCAGGGCTCGGGGCATGGACTTTGATCCATTAGAATAGGTCTTGCCGCGATTAGAGTTTGGTGTGAATTTGAAAATAAGGGGTGAAATTTATGGGTGGGGGTTCTTCTCAGCAATTGACTTTACCGGCGGCACCTGTAGCGCCGACTATTGATAATTCACAAGTAGCACTCGAAGCGGCTAGAAAGCAGCAAAAGGAAGCTAAAGGAGCTGCAGCCACTTTAATTTCTACACAGACAGTGGGCTCAAGTGGGTCTTCTATTTTGGCCCCAGGTTCTTCTCAAACTAAAAAATTAACGTTGGGTCAATGATACAATCCAGAGCAGATCAAGAATTAGCAGCCTCGGTTATAAAAGAATTTAACCAAGCTGCAGCTTTACGTGGAAATTTTGAAACTCACTGGCAAGAAATTGCGCAGAGAATGATCCCTAATGAGGTCGCATATTTTAATGCTTTTAATCAGCAGCGCAGCCAAGGGGAAAAAAGAACTCAGTTTGTTTTTGATTCAACAGCAGCAAACGCGCTTAAAAACTTTGCAGCCATCTTAGATTCCTTGCTCACACCTAGAAATGAAACTTGGCATCAGATCCAAGCTTCTGATCCGTCTTTAAATAAAAGACGAGACGTGCAGCTTTGGATGGAAGAGGTTAACGGTTTACTATTTAAATATCGTTATGCCCCTAATGCTAACTTTGCCTCTCACAATCAAAAAAACTATAGAGCATTGGGAGCTTATGGAACAGGAACCCTATTTATAGACGAGTTAACTCGTGAAAAGGGTTTAAGATATCGCTACATTCATTTAGCTCAAATCTATTTCATGGAAAATCATCAAGGCTTGGTCGATAGGGCCTATAGATATTTCCCGATGACTGCTCGTCAAGCTTATCAAAAATGGGGTGATAATTGTGGTCCGGAGATTTGTGAAAAAGCAAAGTCAGCTCCAGACACTCAGCTTCAATTTATCCACTGTGTGAAACCCAGAGAAGATTTGGATGTCACTCGCTCTGACTACCGAGGCATGCGTTTTGTTTCATACTACATTTCGGTTCAAGGGCAGATATTACTTTCAGAAAATGGGTATAATACTTTCCCTTATGCCATCTCAAGATACGAACAATTTGATAACGAAGTGTATGGAAGATCTCCAGCGATGGACGTCTTGCCAGCTGTTAAGACTTTAAACGAGCAGAAAAAAGCTCTGCTAAAACAAGCTCACCGAATTGTGGATCCAGTTTTACTTACTCACGATGACGGAGTGGCCGATGCTTTTGATTTCAGACCTGGCAGCATAAACGCTGGAGGCGTCTCAGCTCAAGGCCAACCCCTTGTCCACATGCTCCCCACCGGAAACATTCAAGCCGGTAAAGAGACAATGGATGACGAGCGAAAAATAATTAATGACGCATTCCTGGTTAATTTGTTTCAGATTTTAAATGAGACTCCAACTATGACGGCCACTGAAGTTATGGAAAGAGTTAAAGAGAAAAGTATTTTGCTTGCTCCAACTATCGGTCGCCAGCACTCAGAATATCTTGGTCCCATGATTGATCGAGAGCTCGATTTACTGGCCCGTCAAGGAATGCTACCTCCGATGCCAAGGGCGTTGATTGAAGCTCAAGGCCATTATAAAATGCAGTACTCATCTCCCATCACAAGATCTCAAAAAGCTGAAGAGGTCGCAGGTATGATGAGAACTTTGGAAAACACAATCAACATAGTCAATGCCACTCAAGACCCTTCACCACTTGATAATTTTAATTTTGATAAAATACTTCCAGAAGTGGCTACCATTCAAGGTGTTCCATACCACTGGATGAACAGCGTTGAAGATATAAAAAAGATCAGAGATCAAAGAGCACAAGACAAACAAGTTCAGCAGGCAACACAAGTGGCTCCAGGTGCAGCGGCTATGATTTCAGCGCAAGCGAAACAAACCGCTGCCAACAAACAATAATCGCATGATGCGGTTTTAATTCTTTCAAGATGAAACTAAAACTTTGAGGTCTTTATTATAGAGGGTAGATCTAAATTACTAAGCTTGTTGTCGTTTAGAAAGCAGGCCTATCAGATTACTTTTAATAAAGAGAGCGTTCACGCTCAAAGAGTGATTAAGGATCTGGCCAAATTTTGTAGAGCCAATTCTACAACATTTCATCCGGATGCAAGAATGCATGCAGTTTTAGAAGGAAGACGAGAAACTTTTTTACGAATTCAACAGTTCATTCAGCTCACACCTGAAGAGCTTTTAAAAATATTAGAATAGGGGAAAAGATATGGCAGACGTAGCAGCAGGCGGAACAACAATTCAATCAAGCGCAAGTGGCGCAACAGCAACAGTGGATCCGGCTTCACCAAGTCATGGAATGCCTGCAGCAGGAACAAGTACCGCCGCCGATTGGACTGCATCTCTTCCGGATGCGCAAAAAGCGTATGTCAGTTCAAAAGGTTTTAAAGATCCTGCCATGGTTTTAGAATCTTATAAAAATTTAGAAACATTAATGGGAGCTCCTAAAGATAGGCTTTTAAAATTGCCTGAGAAGTTTGATGCCCCAGAGATGGGTGAAGTTTATGATCGCTTGGGTCGGCCTAAAACTTCGGATGAGTACACGTTTGCAGCTCCGGAAGGAATGCAAGTTAATCAAGAGTTTTCAAAATTTGCTAAAGAGCTTTTTCATAAAGCTGGCCTTTCAAAAACCCAAGGCGAGCTTGTGGCTAATGAGTTTAATAAATACGCAAACGGAGATGCCGCTAAAAACCAACAAGCTCAAGCCCAACAATTGGCCACTGAGAAATCAGCACTTCAAAGAGAATGGGGAGCAGCTTTTGAAGATCAAACAAAGGCGTGTGGAAAAGCGGCTCAGACTTTTGGCCTAGGAAAAGAGGAGCTCACAAAACTTGAAAGTGCTTTGGGGTATTCAGCAACTATGAAGTTTTTGGCCCAAGTGGGATCAAAATTGGGAGAAGACTCTTTTGTAACTGGCGGTGAGTCTGGGTTCAAAGGGGCTCTGACTCCGGATGTGGCAAGGGGCCAGATTGCAGAACTAAAAGCCGATCAAGGTTGGGTCAGTAAATATCTAACCGGAGATAAAGAGGCAAGAAACCAGATGGAAAGATTGATGAGATATGCTCATCCAGAACCCGTTGATGGAATGCAATTTTAAATCTGGACTAAATATTTCTTGACGGTTTCCGAGTTAGTTGTTGGATTAGAAGTATGGGAAAGCTTCCGGGAACCTCGAAAGAGGCCGGATGACAGTGGGAAAGACTGCGCCAATGCCTTCGGGTTTAAAGGAAGGTATGAAGTTGGTCCTGTGAGTTAGCGGATAAGGTTTCTAACGAAATCCCCGCTTGTCGATCAGATAAGCCCTTCGAAAACGATATCAACATTAACGTTTTTGGGAGGGACATCATGTCCGTAAATTTACCTACATTTTATGTGAATCAGTACGCTACAAACGTACAATTACTTCTTCAGCAAAAAGGATCTAAACTCCGTCCACACGTAATGTCTGGAAGCCATGTTGGTCAACAAGCATCTCCTGTGGATCAAATCGGTGCAGTTGTAATGCAGCCTGTGACCCAGCGCTTTGCGCCTATTGGTCGCGTTGATGCATCCACTGATCGTCGATGGGTATTCCCCAGCGATTTTGATTTGCCACAAATGATTGATAGCTTCGACAAGCTTCGCTTGTTGATTGACCCTCAATCTCATTATGTGACAAACGCCGTGCACGCAGCTGGCCGTCAATATGATGACTTACTTATCGCTGCTCAATCTGGAACCGCTAAAACAGGCGTTTCAGGAGCCACTTCAACAGTTCGATTGTCCGGTAACGATGTTGCCGTAAACTTTGCTTCAAGCTCAGACGTTGGTTTGACTGTTGCAAAAATCAGAGAAGGCAAACGCCTTTTGATGAAAAACCAAGTTGATCTTGAATCAGATGAAATTGTCTGCGTTGTAAATGCTCAATTGCATGACAACCTTTTAGCTGAAACTCAAATCATCAGCATGGATTTTAACGACAAACCTGTTTTGGTTGACGGCATTGTGAAGAGATTTTTGGGAGTAAACTTTGTTTACTGCGAAAGATTGATTTTAGATGCAACAGACACGGACGCAACTCTTTGCCCCATGTTTGCTAAATCAGGAATGTATCTTGGAATTTGGAATGACATGGCCACTGACATCAGTCAGCGTAAAGATATTTCTGGACTTCCTTGGCAGACATATTTGTACATGACCGCAGGAGCTACAAGGCTTGAAGAGAAGAAAGTCGTAACCATTCTCACAGAGCAGTCATAATTAGAAACTTGTATTTGGTGGGGATTAATCTCCCCACCTTAATTTAAAAGGAGAGTAACCATGTCTGTAGCGACAATAAAATCAACTCAAATCACAAACCGAGACGCGTCTCCGGAAGTGTTGAATAACGCAAGTGCAGCTGAAGGTTCTATAGTTGAAGCCATTGGCGTTTGCGCCGTAGGTGCAACTGATACCACCGGATCCACTTATCGTTTTTTATCCATTCCTTCAAACGCAAGAATTTCAAGTGTTCAGTTATGGTCAGACGCTAGCGCTGGCGCAAACATGACTTTGAGCATGGATTTATACGACACCACTGCAAACGCAGGTGCGATCGTTAAATCAGGTTTCTTTAAATCTTCTCTAGATCCCTCGACAAGATTTGCCGCATCTGATGCCACATTTACCGCATCAGGAGCCGGAACAAATTTGATGTCTGGAGCTGAGAAAATGGTTTGGCAGAATCTCTCCGGAGTAAGTTCAGACCCCAATAAATGGTACGATGTTGTTGTAACTTCGGGTGCAAACAACTCTACCACTGGTTTTAACTTGATCGTTAAAGTTGCGTATTCAGTTTAATAAAAAGGGGATCTTAAATGGGAGTTGCAAACACTAAATCTACCGGCATTACAAACTCTGATGCCGGGTTTCCTTCGGTTCATAACAATAACTTTTTAGTTAAAGGCCCTGTGTATTGTGCAGCTGGAACTGCGGCAGTAGTCGCAGCCGACACAAGTGGAAGCGTTTATCGTTTTGCTCGTGTTCCATCTGGATGCAGAGTTCATGGGATGAGAATATTTTCAGATGCCATCAGTGGAGCCACAAGCGCCACAGTTGGACTTTATAATATTCAAGACACCGCTGGAAATCAGGGATCGGCAGTAAGTGCTGCTTTGTTTGCAACTGGCATTGATTTGTCGGTCGCTCAAACAGAGCCCTACGATGTTATTTTTAACAACCTTGGCATTTCCAATGTTGAGAAAAGACTGTGGGAGCTACTCGGATTATCGGCAGATCCAATGATAATGTATGACATTTGCGTTGTTGGAACGACATTAAGTTCAAGTTCCGGAAATATCGCAATGCAGATTGAATTCACAATTTAAGGAGAATTTATGGCAAGTGCTTTTTACGGATTAAACAGGGGACAAACTGGAAGAACAAGTGCTGCTGGAACTCAGCAAGTTACTGAAAGCGCCACTACTACTGGATCCACTGATGTTGAAGTTAGAATAGATCTAACTAAAGGTCTTACAAAAGCTGAAATCCTAATCCTAGTGGAAAGATTGAAAGAGTGGATTTTAAAAAACCAATCTAAGTTTCTGTCTGATTTATAAAGGGAGTTTAAATGGCAAAGCTTTATGTAACTGAATATTCAACTCAACCTATTGTTCGAACTGGACAGATGGGTGGTATGGGTCAAGAGCCTTGCATCGTCAACGCTAATAGCCCAATTAGTTTTAGCACACATGCCGAGAGTGCTGCTTTTAATGCGAACACTAAGTTTATCAGAGTTCACACCGACGCTATTTGCTGCATAAAAATAGGACCTGCTGTTACGGCGACTGTTAATGATGCGAGAATGGCTGCAGGCACTACCGAATATTTTGGTGTTAGACCTGGAGATATAATCTCCGTGGTTTCTACTACATAAAAAGGGAGATTGAAAAATGGCTTTTGGAAATGTAATAGCTCCCCCACCGGCTTTAGCGGTGCAAGAGGTTAAAGACTTAATCGCTCTCATCACTGACCCTAAAAAAGCAAGTCAGCTGCTGGCTCAAATTGAAGCGTCTGTTAAAAGCGCAAACGAGGCAGTCAGTGCTCAAAATGACAAGAGCTTAGAGATCAGTAATGGTCTTAAAATGATTGAAGCTCAAAAAGCTGATTTGTTAAAAAGAGAGAGTGAAGTCGCCGGTAAATTACAACTGGCTCAAGATACGGCATCAAACTTTGATGAGCGAGAAGTGGCTCTAATAGCAGGAGAGCATGAGCTTGAGGCTCAACAAAAGAACTTCTCTAGTGAATACGCTTCTGTAATGAATGATCTGAAAAAGCAGTTAAAAGAAGCTGCCAAAGCTAAAGCCGATGCCGAGCAAATGCAATCTGAAGCCGAAGCCTCAATTAAAAAATATAACGACAAAGAAGCTGCTCTAAAAAATGCGATAGGAAACTAACCCTATGGCTGTTAACTGGACCGGAAGTTACGCAATCACTGGTTTGGGTAGCGGCACACCTACAGGGGTTACAAGCACAACTTTAACAAACACGAATGCGACTTTTCCAACTTCTCCAAGCTTAGTAAATTGGACCATAAGGGTTTTGACTGGAGTTGGAACCGGATCGACTGCGGTCATTACTTCAAATACATCTACAGTTCTGACATTCAGCGGTGGTTGGTCCAGCACTCAGCCAACCACAGGCTCAACTTATGAACTAGTGGCTATTATTGCAAACGGAGACGCCGTCACAGGTGCTTTAACTTTTGGCAATAACTGCATTACAGAAATAGCCAACAATGCGGTTGTGACCGTTAGCTCTGCAGTCGCTGTTACATTTAATGGTACGTGCATAGTTAGGTGGAATAAAACCGAAACGACTTATGCCACTATCCAGTGGGCAAACAGAACCACCTCAACAATGGGCGCGTGGACCGGGCTTAACTTAAACGGAGCAAGTCTTTCAGGCGGCGGAATTAATTGGATTAAAATTATGGATGCCGCGACTGCTTTAACTATAGCGCCGGGCTCTGCCACTGGAACAGGTTCTGGCATTGGCCCCTTGTGGGTTGATGCGTGCCTAAACTCTGTATGGACTTCAAGCGGAACTTTAGATCAAAACAAAGTTTGGTCTGGTATTTATGCGGCCAATTGCAAAAGTGCAAACCTAGGTTATGCAACAGGCGGAAGCTCATTTAGCGAAATATTCCAAAGATGTTGGATTGAGAAAAGTTTTTCATCAATTTGCACATTTGCAAGTAACGCCTCAACCATTCAAATGCTACGAGACTCAGTAAATTTGTGTTTGCAAAATCAGCAAATGGATAACGTCGGAGGATCTTCAAAATTCAATATTGTTCAAGATAATTACTACAGCGGCACAGAGCAAAACGACGGGGCCATTCTGATGGGTAATAGCACCGGAACCGGCACAGTAAATTATCAAATGCAGAGAAATGTTATTAATTCCTCAAGGTCAGGTTTTGGCGGTGGAAGTAGTTCTCTAGGTGTTTTTAAATCTGCCTTTAATGATTGGATCAAAGATCGCTGGACGGCGTTTCAATGCATTAATATTACAAACTCTACAAGTTACGGCACATCAACGTCTGACAATGATTACATGTCTGGGACAAACGGAGGATGTTTAGAAAATATTGATACTTCAGCTTCTACGACATCGACGGCAACTCCTCATCAATATTCAGTATTAACTGCCACTCGCACAAATGCTAAGAGCGTAAGAAATAGACCCTTAGTTATTGACAACGTGGTTGTTGGAACTCCGACTGATAAATCTGTGGCTGTAAATTTTGATTGCCAAAACGGGGCTGTATCCGGTCAGGGGTCAAGTTCGGTAACGTCGGATTCTGCAAGTGGCCAAACTGTTTTATCAACCACCACAACGACTGGCTTTGAAGTAAATGAACTAATTGAAATTGGTTATGGAACTGCGAGATATGAAACGGCTCGAATCGCTTCAATTTCCGCAGGCACTTCGCTAACATTAACCGCAAATCTAGCTTTCTCTCACACAGCGGCCCAAGCTGACACAATCAAGAAACAGCTACGTCATTTTGGTTTACCTTTTGTTAGGTACGGCACTTCATCGGGTTCTTACAACATGCAAACTGAAATCCCACAAGAGTCAGAGACCAGGGGTTTGTTGTTTGCTGGTTTTAAAACGACATACAATGGAACGGCTTTATCTTGGAACAGATTAGGTCACTCACTCACTCTTAACAATCTATACCCATCCACAACCTATTACATTCAAGCTTGTGCTTACACACCTCATGGCGAGCTTTTAACTTCAACTGAAACTTCCTTCACCACTGCTGCAGATACTCTCTACTCAGACCCAGGTGTGGCTAACGTAAGGCTTGCCACCACTTACAGTTTCAATGGATCTTCCAACAGAACCGGAACAGCCAGAATTCCAGCAATTGCAAACGTTAAAATTGGATATGCCTATGACTCATCAGATTCTTTGACCGGAACCTACGATGGATCAGACAGGTACACCGATCCACTTGAGGCCAACGTAAAATCCGGAGTCACTTACACTTTTAACACTGTTTTAAAAACCGGAATTTACGTCTTGGCGGTAATAATTCTCAGCACAGTTTTGCAATTTCCAACAGATCGCTTTGGTAAAATGGGGGGTATGTAATGGCTTCTGATGTTGACATTTGTAACAGAGCACTTCAAAAGCTAGGAGCTAAAAGAATTGCCTCCCTGGCGGAAGCCTCCGTTTCAGCTAGAGCTGTTAACTTGGCTTATCCTATAATTAGAAAATCAGAGCTTAGAAAGTATGATTGGAATTTTGCTATCACTAGGGTTCAGCTTGCCGCTGGTACTCCAGCTCCAACTTGGGGTAGATCAAATTCATACACACTTCCAGCTGATTTTCTTAAACTGACAAATTCTTATCCTGAGACTTTTTACAGTGCTGACAATAACACTTTGTCTTTTGGATCTTCTACTTCGGCCACAGGTCAAAGCGATTGGGTTATAGAAGCTGGAAATAAAATCGTAACAAACCAAACAGCTCCTTTAAATGTTCGATACATTGCAGACATTACAGACACTACAACTTGGGATTCTATATTTTGTGAAGTTGTCTCAACAGCTTTGGCGATTGAAGTCTGTGAAGAGATCACTCAATCAAATTCTAAAAAAGCAGCATTAATGCAGGAATATTTACAACTCATTGGAGATGCAAAACACGCCTCTTCAATTGAAATAGCACCGGCTGATCCGGCACCGGATACTTATTTAACTTGTAGAAACTAAGAGGGTTTAAATGGCAAGGGCATCAACAATTCAAGATAGTTTTGCAGGCGGAGAGATAAGCCCTTTATCTCAAGGCCGAGTTACAATTCCAAGGTACAAGGAATGTTTAGCCATTTGCGAAAACTACATTCCTTTACTCCAAGGTCCAATTACCCGCAGACCTGGCTCTGAGTTTGTTTTTCCGGTAAAAGATCAAACCGCTAAGACGAGATTAATCCCTTTTGTTTTTTCAACAAGTCAATCCTACATGCTGGAATTTGGGAACCAATACATTAGAGTTTTTAAAGACGGGGCAATTCTCACTAGCGTTTCAAAAAACATAACTGGGATTACTCAGGCAAATCCTGCGGTAGTGACCTCAAATTCTCACGGCTATTCGAATGGCGATCGAATTGTCGTTTCCGGTGTTTTAGGAATGACTGAATTAAACAACAGAGAATTTGTTGTGGCCAACGTCACTACAAACACCTTCCAACTCACCGGGGAAAACAGCACCGGCTACACAGCTTATGCTTCAGCAGGTACAGCTTCAAAAATTTACGAGATTACTTCTCCGTATCTAACGGCGGATCTTCCGGCCATTCAATACGTACAAAGTGATGACATTATTTATCTCGCGCATTCCAGTTATCAGCCGCAAAGAGTGATTCGTCTCGCAGAAGCAAGTTGGGTATGCACTTCATTTAATAACCAAGACGGGCCTTACTACGATGTCTCCGGAATGGACTCGATCAATTCTATAACACTGACACTGACAATAAATAACCTGACTCATGTAGCTATCATAACTTTGTCAGACATAACGGGTAGCTTAAACAATCAAACAGGATTTCAATCAACAGATGTCGGTAGAGTTGTTAGAATTTTCAATGGCACGGACTGGTTTTGGTCCAGAATAAATTCTGTTTTAGATGCGACCGACGCCACTGTTAGTATTAATTTTTTTAACTATGCGTCCAAAGATCCGGTCACCGCTGTCACAAACATAACCAACATGGCCCAATCGACTGCGTTTTCTACCTTTAGGTGGGGCCTTTGGAGCGGCTATGATGGATATCCGTCCACTGTCGTTATTCATCAAGACAGAGTAGTGTTCGGAGGAGCCACTTTAAATCCATCTCGATTTGATGGAAGTAACGCTTCAAACTATGAAATTTTCAGCCCCACCGATGCAGTAGGAAATGTCACTGCTGCGCATTCATACGGCTTCTCTGTTGGGGGGTTAGATTTTAATCAAACCCAATGGATGACGACAGATGAGCGTGGACTTTTAATGGGGACTAGCGGGGCAGAATGGGTCGTCAATGGCTCAGACGCCGGAAGCGCACTTGATGCGTTAAGCGTATCTGCCAGCAAGACAACTTCTGCAGGAGGCGCAAATGTCCAAGCTGTTCAGCTAGGAAAAAACAGCCTTTTTGTTCAGTTAGGCGGAAATAAAGTAAGAGAGCTACAACCATCCATTTATACAATCTACGGTTTTGTCGCTAACGATTTAACTCAGTTTGCAGAGCACATCACTCAAAGCGGAATTGTAAGACTTGCAGCTCAGAAAAATCCTCAGACAATGGCGTGGGCATTACGGGCAGACGGCGTCTTAACAGCTATGACATACGAGAGAGATCTTGAAGCTCTTAAGGTCGGCTGGTCAAGACACATAATGGGAGGCGTTTCAACTTCGGTGGAAGACGTTGCAGTAATACCTTCATCTGATGGTTTGTCTGATCAAGTTTATTTAATAGTCAAGAGGACAATCAACGGCACAACAGCTCGATACATCGAATATTTAACTCCGATATTTGGCTCAGCCGACACTTTGTCAGACGCATTTCAATTGGACTCAGGACTTTCTTATTCAGGTTCTGCAACTACAACCATCTCTGGGATTAATCATTTAAATGGTGAAACGCTCATAGCACTTGCCGATGGAGTGGAAGTTACAAATCTTGTCCCTGTTAACGGCAGAATAACTCTGCCTGTTGCCGCTTCTAACGTTGTTGTCGGTTATGCGTTTGATAGCAAAGGCCAAAAGCTTAGATCAGACGCAGGAGCTGCAGATGGATCAGCTATTGGAAAAACTCGTAGAACAAACAGAGTGGGTTTTCATTTATTAAACACCCTAGGATTTAAGTTTGGCCCTGATTTTGGATCTCTTGATGAGGTCACACTCGATAGTTCTCAAGCAGGCACTATGGCCGACACTTCTGCTCTTTTCACAGGAATTACAACTCAGCTTCTCTCTTCAGGCTATGACTTTGACAATATGTTTTGTTGGCAACAATCGGGTCCATTTCCGGGGACTATTTTAGGAATATTCCCCGATATGGAAACACAGGATAGGTAATGGAAGTAATGCAATTTAAAGCAGAACACTTTGATTATTTATTAGAAAACGGCATCACTGATGCCAAGCTAAAACCTTGGCTTAAAAAAGAGCATGGAATTTCCTTAGAAGCCGGAAATGAAACTTACACAATTTTAGACGACGATAAAAAGCCAGTAGTTATTGGCGGCATCAGACAATATTGGTTTAACCGAGGAGAAGCCTGGCTGATAATCGGAAACACCAAACGAAAAGACTTTATTAAAATACATAAAATTGTTCAAAAGTTTTTAGATCTCTCACCGATCAAGCGCATCGAGATGGTTGTTGATTACAACTATCTAGAAGGCCACAGATGGGCTCACACATTAGGTTTTAAAAAAGAAGCTGAATGCTTGAAGTGCTATCGATCAGATGGAGGGGACGTATCTTTATACGCAATGGTGAAACAAAATGAAAGTTGAGCGCTTTGCGCCAGAGCATTTATTCGAAGTTAATTCTTGGTGGAATGCTGCAGGATACGGCTCCATGCCTTTTCATGGTTTCCCTAAAAACACTTTTGTTATTTTTGATGGGGATAAGCCCATAGTTGTGGGGAGTGTTTATCTCACAGACACCTGTCTTTGTTATATGGACAATATTGTTTCAAATCCAGCTTCCACAAAAAATGAAAGACAGATCGCAGTTGAATTACTTTTCACCTGCCTTGTGAATGCGGCAAAAGTTTCCGGTAAAACGCATTGGTCTGCACATTCGAAATTAAATGTAATGGGAGAGTGGTCTCAGAAGTTTAAAGAAACCCAGCGTGGTGAGAACCATTTCTGGTTTACAGGAGAATTATAAGATGCCTCCAGCCTTACTAGTAGTGGGAGCGCTTGCCGCCGGAGCCGTAAAAGCAGTTGGTGATAACCAAAAGGCTCAAGCGCAAGCTCAAGAAGATGAATTTAATGCCTCGGTTAAAGGGCAGCAAGCTTTGCAAGCTGTTGCTAAAGCAAATGAAGATGCACGAATTTCACAAGTTCATTCAGATGCTTTTATTGGACAACAAAGAGCAAACTACGGAGCTTCCGGAGTTAGCGGGGGAAGTGGATCAGCGCAAGATGTACTTCAGGCATCAGCTGCGAATGCAGAATTGGATGTTTTAAACATTAAACATGAAGGCGACATGCAAGCCTGGGCTCTTAGAACAGGAGCGCAAGAGGATCAGCAGTCAGCAAGTAATGCTAGGTCAGCAGGTGGATGGGCTGTAGCAGGAGATATTTTAGGCGCAGGAGTTCAGGCCGGAAGCTACGCGAGTATGAAACATTAATGAGGAAATTAAATGCCACAAATTAGGCAGTACGAACAACAAGTAAATGCAGCAGGACCTGCAAATGTGCAACAAGCCAATGCCAGCACTTTCGGTGGTAACGTTGGCGATGCGGTACGTGGTTTTGGTTCTGAAATATCCAATGCAGCAGATGTTTTGTATAGGCGTGAAGTTCAAAACGATGTGTCAGACGTTGACTCAAAGGTTTCAAACGCAAGAGCAAAATTAACCACCGACTTACTAGATCAAAAGCAAAAAGGCACTTTAGATGTAGATCAGTTCAAAGCTCATGTTGATGAGACCTTAGATGCCGCAAGCCAGGACATTAAAACAAACGAGGGTCAAAACCTTTTTAATCGTCATAAAGCTGCAGCACAATTGGAATTCACTAGATCAGCCATTGAAGGTGCAGCGGATTTAGCTGGTAAAAAAACAGTAGCTAACTATAGAGACGCTGAGAACGTTGACATAGGAATTTTGGCTAATGATCCCTCTCAGCGAGACACATTACTGGCTAAGCGCAGAGACTGGGTTGATTCTCAGGTGCAGTCAGGACTTTTGCAAGCTGATCAAGCTGATAAATTAAAATTAGACGCTAATCAGGTTTATGCAGAAGCTGCAATGAGGGGAACTGCTAGATTCTCTCCAGAGCTTGCTCAAAAACAATTAGATAATCCATCAGATCCGGTTAACAACCTTCTCGGTGAAACTGGCCGATATAAAATGCAGATTGAAGTTCAGCATTATCAGAACTCTAAAAATACCACGGTGCTAAAGATGCAAAAAGCTGCAGACGATGCAGCAGCTGCAAAAGCTCAGGAAATCCAAAGTGGATGGTACGACAAATTAGCAAAGAATCAGCTCTCAGCAGATGAAGTGAATTTTGGTCCTCAAAGTAAAGACGTTGATTGGCAAGATAAAAAGAAATTCATAGACATGATGAGAGCCCGCCAAGAGGAAGGGCCAGTTAGAGGCGACGGCCCTGGGATGACAACAGCTTTGGCCAATATCTGGAAACCAAACAATGATCCAACTAAAACGGTCCACACCGAAGACGATCTCAGGCAGATGTATCTTAATAAGCAGCTTAGCTTTAGCGGATTTCAAAAGGCTCAAGCTGAGTTTGCTAGAAACTCAAGTGGAGCAACTGCTGAATTAAACGCATTTAAAAAGTCCAACCTTTGGAAAGATGCCTATAACCAAATAGCAAAACCAAATGCCATGGGAATAGCTGATCCCCAGGGGCTTCATAACTTTAATATGTGGCAAACAGAAACCATGGACAAAATCCATAATGGTCAAAAAGATGGAAGCTTTAATAATTCTTGGCTCACTGATGAGAAAAACGATAACTACCTCGGTAACTTTTCAAAATATCAGCGATCTATGGATGACATCATTAAAGACCAAGCAGCCAGGATTTCAAACACTCATCCCGATACAGGTGAGGAGATGGTTCAAGTTGTTAATCCATCTGGCGTTAGCGGTAAAATTCCAAAATCAAAATTACAGGAAAAATTAAAAGCTGGTTATAAGCAGGTAGGTAAATAGTGGCTGATCCTGATTTCATTCCAGATCAACAGCAGCCACAAGATCCGGACTTTATTCCGGATGCACCTAAAGAGCCAAATCTCTCTGCGCTTAAGTCGTATGTTGGCGCAAACATCAAAGATCATTTTGCAGCTGGAGATACCGAAGAATCGAAATTAAAAGCACAAGATAAAAAGCAAAGTGCAGCTACAACTGCAAAGGGTTTTATTGATGCCTTAGAAGCTGGCTACCAAGGCTCTGCCACAGGTCTTGCAATCAGGGGAAAATTGCCAGATATAAATTTACCGGAGCATGCGCCAACAGCTTATAAAATAGCCTCTCAAATTGGGGGTCTTGCTGATCTCCCTTTGATGGCTGCAGCCGGTGCAGGGGGAGCATTAGCTGGAGGGGCAGCAGGGACGGCAGAAGCGCCAGTATTGGGGACAGTGAGTGGCGCTGCTGTTGGTGGGGGAGCCGCAGCGTTTGCCGTCCCTGCTGCCATGAGAAAAATATTGGTAGATCACTACGAAAAAGGCGACATCATGGATGCCCATGATTTTGCAACTCGTGTGGCTTCAACTTCATGGGAGGCGATCAAAGGTGCAACAGTCGGAGCCGCAACAGCTCTCACCGGGGGAGCCACTAAGTTTGCAGGACCTTTAGTTCAAGGGGCTTCAGAACTAGCGGCCATGACAACTTCTGCAGCTGCTCTTGAAGGCCATCTTCCAGAGCCTTCTGATTTTGTGGCAGGCGCGGTGGTTATTGGTGGGCTTCACGGAGTAGGAGTTCTTAAGCCAAAGCTTTCAAACATCTATGCGGCCACAGGGGAGTTGCCTTCAGAGATTGCTAAAAAAGCTGAAGTGGATGTGAATTTAAAACAAGATTTAATTGCTGGTAATTTAAACGAGCCAATCCCTCCAGTTAAAATTGGAGAAGATAATAAATCTCTGGTTTCAGAACCCGTCACTCCAAAGGACTTACAACCAAAAACACCTGCCATATTAGAAAAAGACACTCTTCCTCGCACTGAAGATGAAAAGGCCATTCTTTCAAAAATAGGTGAAAGCGCTGAAGTTCCAGGTTCAACACTTAAAGAAAAGTGGCAAGACTGGTATCAAAAAAACATAGATAAAAATTCGCCTCTTAAATACGCCATTCAAGAGGCTGAAGCTAGGGGCGCTGAGATTGCTCCGGATAAAGATGCCTTCCAAGCAGCCACTCGCTTTGCCGCTTACCAAGATCGAGTGGGATCTTTTTACGAATATGGAACCCGTGACTTTGACACTGGAAAAGTAAACGGTGAGGGTCTTAATCAGATCTATGCTGACATCCCTAATAAAGACATGAACGGCTTTCGCGCTTACGGTATGGCTGCTCGGGGATTAGAACTTCATGAGCGTGGAATTAAACCGTGGGCTGATTTTGATCCGGAACAAGCAAAGAGAGTTGTCGATGCAGGAGCAGATAAATACGAGGCCATAAATCAGCGCCGAGTTGATTTTAAAAACAGAGTTTTAGATTACGTTCAAAAGTCTGGCCTTATTGATGAAGATGCCAAGCAAAGAATGATGGATGCTAACACCAAGGCATTTCCGTTTCACAGAGTCCAAGAGCCAGACGTATTCACAGGTTCAAAATCCGGTGGGGCCATACTTAAAAAGATCTATGGCTCGGACAAATTAATTTTAGATCCAGTTCTTTCAGACTACCAAGACACCGCGCTCATGATCAAAAGTGCCATGGTCAATGACGTTAGAAATACATTTTACGAAAACATGAAGGCTGGAAACTTGGTGGATGAGGGCGAAGGAAATCCTGATGCCTACCTAAAAAAAGTCCCAGTGGACATGAAAGCCATTTCTGTAGGCTCTGATGAATTATCAGCGGCACTAGCTAAACAAGGAATAGATTTAAAGGCAGATGACATCAATGTATTTAGACCCGAGCACGGTGTTCTAGCAGACAACCAGATTGCCTTTAAGGTGGACGGAAAACGAGTGGTCTATGAGGGACCCCCTGGCGTCATTGAGTCGTTAAAAGCCCTCGATGGCGACGGGGCTGCCATGGGCATTTGGACAAAGTTTATGGCAGGCTTTGCCAAAATGGAGAGAATCGGAAACACCTCTTCTCCAACTTTTGGCTTTTCTCACTTTTTTAGATCAGCAGCAATGAGCGGAGTCTATTCAAAGACTGGCCAAATTCCATTCTTTGATGCAGCTAAAGTTATTCCCGACATCATTAATAAATCAGAGCTTTATAGAGACGCTGAGTATCAAGGGGCTTTTTCAAAAGTGTTTGAGCCCATTAATAATCAATTCATGGAAAAAAGCATTGAGTCAGCAGGCATTGAAACTAACTTTGCTCAGAAAGCTTGGAACGTAGTTAAGCATCCTCTAGATGCAGCAGAAGCTTGGATCAAACTCACGGATAGCGCATCTCGTTTGGCTGAATATAAAGGAGCCATCGAGCAAGGTAAATCTCCTGAAGAGGCCGCATCTTTAGCTCGCTCTGTTGTAGTTGATTATCAAAAAGTAGGTTTGGAAAAATCAGCCATCAGGCAAACAACTGCTTTTATCGGTGTTCATATAAACTCAATGGATCGATTGCGCCTTGCTTTTGTTGAAGATCCAAAAAGCACTATCGCTCGTTTAGGCGTGATCTCTGGAATTTCAGCAGCACTATGGGCAGTGAATAAAGACGATGAGGCTATTAACTCTCTCCCGTCTTGGCAAAAAGGTTTATTTTGGAATGTGAATTTGTCCCGTGCTACTCAAGGGGCAGCTTATAATCCAAAAGATGCAACTATTTTAAGACTTCCAAAACCTTGGGCTGCAGGGATTGCTTTCGGAACAGGAGTGGAAGTGGCTTTGGATTTAGCTTTTAAACATAGCCAAAGCGCTGGTTCTGATTTTGCCAAAACTCTTTTGGGATCAGTGGTTCCGATGCCTATCCCAAATATGGTGGCTCCAATGATCGATCAAGCCGCTAATAAACAATTCACAAGTGGAAGGCCTCTAGTCTCTGCAGATAAAGAGCGCTTACTACCTGAACTTCGTTATGAGCAGTACACATCAGAAACCGCAAAGCAATTAGCTAAAGTCATAGGATATGTGCCTCTTGTAAAAGACATTGGCCCAAGTGCTGATCCATTGGCATCTCCCACAGTTGTTGAAAACTATGTCAGGGGATGGACTGGAACCATGGGGGGCTTAGCATTAAAGATTTCAGATGCAGGCCTACGTGCTGCGGGGATTGGTAACCAACACACAAAACCTGAAGAGAGCATTGCTGATTATCCGTTCTTTGATTCTTTTGTATCTAGATATCCTTCAATGAAAAATCAAAACCTCACTGACTTTTATGCCAATAAAAAAGCTGCTGATGAAGTTATGAACTCATTAAAGATGTCCGGGAAACAAGCAGACCTTGATACCTATAATAGAATTAATAGCCAACATACCGAATTAAATTTAGACGGGATTGGAAATGCTATTGGAAAAGCAAAGCAAACTCTGGACGCTGTTCAATTTAGATCAGACATCCCGCCAGTAGAAAAACGTCAACTCATGGACACTTTGATTTATCAAATAGGCTCTATGGCCAAGATGGGAAACAGCATGGCAGATGAATATAAAAAAGCTGCCAAAGTGAAGGGGAACTAAGATGTCAGTTGAATCAGAAATCATAAGAGTCCAGTACGCCGGTAACGGCACGACGACTAATTTCTCATTTCCATATGCTTTTTTAGATGCCACAGATCTTGATGTCTACCTTGTAGATTCAAGCGGGGTAGGGACCTTTCAAACCTTTGTAAGTCAATATGATGTCATAGGTGCTTACGATCCACTGACACTTGACTACACAGATTTCAGCGCTGGAGCGTCTGTTAATTTTGTAACGGCTCCTAGTGGCGCTTACACAGTTGTGATTTTACGAAATAATCCAACCAATCAAGACACTTCACTTTCCGGAAGCTCTGCTTATGTGGGTTCAGTCTTGGAATATGCTTTAGACAAACTTGCCATGATGGTTCAGTTTTTAACTGAGAGATCCTCAAGGTCCATAAGACTTGCTGACTACGATCCCGTAACTACTTTTGATATGACTCTTCCGCATGATGAGTTGCAAGCTTCAAGCTTGATCTCAATTAATGCTGCAGGTACAGGACTTGAATCTACTTTGATTTCTGGATTACTTGCTCAAGCACAATCTGGAACTGTAACTCCGCTTCCCGCAAGTAAAGCCGTAGTGAGTGACAGTGCTGGAGCATTAGATGTCTCTGCTACAACTTCCACTGAATTAGGATACGTATCCGGAGTTACTTCAGCAATCCAAACACAGTTAAACGGAAAACAAGCAACTCTTACTTTGCCACTTTCAATTGCAAACGGTGGATCCGGTGCAGCCACAAAAGCTGCAGCTTTTGATGCACTCCAACCCATGACAACTTCCGGAGATATTATTTACGGCGGCGCAAGTGGGACGGGGACTCGTCTTGCAAAAGGATCAGATGGCCAAGTCCTAACTCTGGCTTCTGGAGTTCCGTCTTGGGCTGCAGCTTCTGGATCTGTTGCAATCGCTGCGCTGTTGAACAGTAGAGTTACTGGATCTGCGCCCACAACGCTTGGACAATACAGATCGTATTTAAGAACAGGTGGAACGGTAACGTTAACAGAAACTAACGGCGCTCCCACTGCTGCGCCAAGTTCAGCTGATGGGATTGCACTTTATGCTGACGGAAGCGGTGCGACTGGCTCAACCAGTAATCACCCGATAGCTTATGACATATTTATAGGTGCAAATAAAAAATGGACTCTTCGGGCATTCGCAACCTCTTCCAGGGCTGGAATTATAGACATTTCGCCAGGGTACGGGGGTGTCAACGGCGCCACTGGTATAGCAGCACAGTATGGGTATCATACAGGTTATAACCCGACGACTGGAATTTTTAAAATATGGGCACTAGCCGAGGCAAATTCAGATGGCCATTTTGTCGGTAAAACGGATGCTTATGGCGCGGCCACCACGGGGTTTTTCGACCTCTATGTGTCGGATATTTAAATGACCCAACTCTTTCATGACGGTCCATTCTGGGTTTTTATGACAACTCTGGTAGGAGCGATCAGATGGCTTGTGAAGGTCATCTACGTTTACAAAATGAAGCACACTATTTTCAAAAATCAAATGGAGATGAAAGTCGTAGATACCTTAAAAAAGGTTGTTGAAGACATTAAGCCAATGATCGAGCGCCATGAAGCATCTATCGGAAAGCTTGAGGTCTCAATCCAAAACATGGCCGTTATTTATTCCAACATGACTGAGATGATGGCTTCACTTCAAAAAAACTACGAAGCTTTTGAGTCAAGGATGTCAAAGGTTTCAGAAGGTGCAAACATCGTCATGGATAGAGTCAGAGCCATGGAAACTGAAATCATTAATTTCAAAAATGGGAATATTTTTATCAGGACTAAGAAATGAAAAATTTAAAGCATCCTAAAAACTGGCTGCCATTTTCTGTTCTAATGGTCGCAGGGGCTTTGGCCGTTAATCCCGATCACTGGCAAATGCAGATCATGTTCGGAGAAATGGCTCTTTCGTTTTGGCTAGGGTATGAAATCATCAAACGCGTAGCACTACTTCCAGCCATCGCTTTTTGGTACGTCA